AGTCATCGCCAGGCAAAACTTAGGTTCATCCGCAACGGCGGCGCGTGACCTGACCGAAGAGGGCTTCTCGGTGGCTGGCGATCTGGCAGCGGGTCCATCCATCACCAAAGCATTCGCCTGGCGGGACGTGGGCCGGGTGTTCACTGACCTGGCCGATGCCGCCGCAGCCAATGGTACAAATGTCTATTGGGAGATCATACATACTGGGAACGCTGCGTTCCAGCTGGTCACTTATACCGACCAGCCCGGGCAGGACCACACCTATACCAGCGGCGCATCGCCGGTTATCTTCGGACTGGAATGGGGCAACCTGGAGCTGCCGCGCCTCTCGCTGGACTATACCAAAGAGGTCAATTACGTCTATGCCGGCGGGCAAGGAGAAGGCTCCGACCGCGAGATCGTGGAGGTATCGGACGCCACGCGCATCGCTCGAAGTATCTGGAACAGGCGTGAGGGCTTCGCGGATGCACGCAACGAGAGTACCACGGCAGGCGTGACAGCAGCAGCCAACGCAGCGCTGGAGGCTGGAAAGCCGCGGCTGCGCTTCTCCGGTAACTTGCTGGATACGGACCAGTTCGTGTTCGGGCGCGACTGGGACTTTGGGGATCGCGTTACGGTGACTTACCGCGGCTATCAGTTGGACGGGCTGGTCAGGTCGGTGCGCGTGGATGTGAATAAACGGGGCGAGGAGAATATCCAGGCGCGCTTTGAGGTGGAAGATGCCATCTGAGGTTGAGGCGCGACTCGAGCGTATCCTGGGCGACTATCTCAGCCTGGAGCGGCGGTTGGAGCGGATGGAGCGATATGATTCCCCTATCTACGTGCCCTGGACGGATTACTCTGCCACTTCGACTGTGGCTGGTTTCGCAAGTTTCACGGACAAAGAGATTTACTACAAGCGCGTAGGGAGTATTGTATATGTAGTTGTGTATATCAGTGGAACGAGCAATGACACAGCTGCACAACTAACTCTGCCGTATGCTGCGGCTTCTGCGCCAACCGCTACACAGGGTTATGCACGTGTGCGAGATAATGGAACGTGGCAAGCGGCGGGGTTGTTCTATCTACCTGCCAGTTCAAGCACTTGCTCTTTTTATATAAATTCTGCTGGCGGTGTGTTCGTAAATTCAGGAACTAAATCTTTGATGTGCGAGTTTTGGTATCACACCACGCAGGCCGTGTAAACCGGACCAGCCCGCGAGGGGGGCTATTCAAAGAAAGGCCGTCAAGATGAGGGGGACATCCTGACGGCAATGGAAGCGCTGAGGGGGGCAGCGCCGCAGGGATTGTACTACGATTCTGTAAGCCCTAACTTGGAGTGACTGCTCCACCCGCTAAAGCAGGTGGCTTCTAGGGCTTTCACCCAGGCGTTGTAGCCCCAACGCAAAATGTTTATGGCAGCGTTTTCGTCTCTATCGATTACGAGACCACAAGTAGGACACTTATGTACACGAACGGACAAGTCTTTCTCAACCAAAACACCACGTGCGAATTCGCTCATGCTATTTCACAGATTTTTTAGCAGCCTTCTTCGGCTTACTCATCACCTTGACAGCTGGCAAGCCAAGGTTCAAGATGCGCAAATAACCAGCGCGCTCATACTCCTTCGCCTCAGCTGCGTTCATTGTTGCCTCTTGCTCAGCAGTAAACGATCTGCCGTTTGGCGCGTTGAAGTTTTGTAAGATCAGCACCTTTACGGTCATCATTACTTTACCTTTCTAGCCCTTGTGGAGCCGGAGGGAAAGGAGGAGGAAACCTCCAGCTCCACGTTTCGCAGTCCCACACCCTCAGGAGGAGGAAACGCTAGTTTATGCGGTCGGATGCGTTGCGTAATTAAAAGCTTCTGCCTGCAACACGCCGCCGCCAGCGCGGAACTCAGCCCAGATGCCGATTTGCCCATTCGTGCGGTACAACTCATTCAGCCTAACAACTTCCAGTGAGCGGTTGCGTACCCACCCAAAGTATTCGAAGTTGCCGAACAGCAATGACTTGTTGCCCGCTCCGATGGCCGCGCAATCCTCGGTCGCGAAGACCGGATAGCCAATGCCAAGATCCTCGCCGCCAGCATTGAGAATTGAGGCGGGTGGCTGCCGGAACTGGAACTGGTCGCCGGTCAATCCGGCCAGGTACGCTGCCGTTGTGCGGTTCATGACCACTACCGCGCCAGGGGATCCTGAGCGGTACGGGACCTTGAGTTTGCCGATCAACTCTGGGACTTCAGCCGCGCCGATTGCCGCAGCCGCATCCAGGGTTAACGCAGCCGTGCCGCCCACGAACACGCCCTGCGGCTGGCTGGAGCCAGACCCGAGTTGGGCATAGTAATTGTCGGTGGCCGCCCAGGCTCGACCGATGGCCCGTGACAGGTATGCCTCAAGGCCGCTATTCTCATCGCTGAGAATCTCGGTTGATGCCTTGATTAGCTTTCCGAACTTGTACAGCGTAACTGCCAGCTGCCCAAAGGTCGGTTCGTTCTGTGCACCGCTGATGGCGCCTTCCTCGGCCACGATAGTGAAGCGCGTCATAGCCGAATCTTCGGTTGGGATGTTGAACGTATCCCGATCAGTCGAGAACGGCATCACGCCCAGCTTGTCCAGTAGGGAGGTTTCAGAGCGCTTCTCGATGATGCGCCCCAGCTCGCCAACTGGCACCAGGTAGCCGCCTTCCGTGGTCGTACCTTCCTGCAACGCCGCCTTAACGGTGATGTTGGGGCCGATCTTGACCTCACGTATCTCGGTGTGCGCCTTGATCTTGCCCTTGCCGGTTCGGATGTAGTTTAAGAAGTCCATATCCGGGTCAGGATCACCCCGGTGAGCAACTAAGTTGACGTACGGCGCACCTTTCTCGAAACCAGGCATAGCCGCCAGTTTTGCCGCTACTTCAGTCGCCAGGACACTGACATTCTCATCGGATGAGTCGTCGTTGCCGTCCGGGTCGCCCTCCCCATCATCCGCCGTGGCAAAAGCAGCCGCTTTGATCTGCTTCTGCACTTTCTCGGCTTT